AGTTAAATAAAAAAACCCCTATAAATCCATGAGGGTCTGACTTCTCACTTCATTATAGAGGTTAATAAAATCTCTTCGTTGCATATTGTCAGACCGCAACTTGTACAAATATAACTATTTTTTTGTTTCCCTTACAAAATTATTGTAAAAATGTTCTTGTAATTCGTCTAACTCTTGCCATACATCTCTATCAGCTGCTATCTCACGTACTAACCTATCGAGGTAAGCAGCGTAGTTTTTGGTACGTTGTTTGAGTTCCCTGTTCCAGTCGACCTCTTCTAGTAGGTCTCTAAGCGTGTACACTAAGCCCGCTACGTTTATTATTTTCTCTTCTTTTGTCATAGTTCCTCGATTTTGTAGCCCCATTTTTTATAACTTTTTAAACTGTCTAATTCGTTAATATCTGTATATCCCTCATCAGGCACAAAAGCTTCTTTAATATTTACGGTATATTCTACGTCTTTTACCGTTCCTGTTACCCATGTACCACCTTGTGGCTCTACGCTATCTTCTAGCCATATTCTTACTCTTTTCATCAGTCTAGTTTTAAGTTATATTCCTCTAGTAATCTTACTATTTTGTCCCTACAATTTTCTAAAGCTTCATAAGCTTGCTCTGTTAAGTCAGGATTATACTTTATTTCCGACCTCATATACTGGTCTAAGTCCCACATTGCTAACTTCCATTTGTAGCCGTCTAATGCTGTTAACGCTTCTTCTGCGTCTTCGTCTTTAAATTCTAGTGTTATTTTCATCTCATTGCTTGTTTATAAAGTTCGTCTACATCTACTTCTTTTATGTCCTCCTCTATGTCGTGCCACCTGTTGCTATCATGGTAGCGCTCTTCTCTACTAGGCGGGGGAGAAACTATGTAAGGCTTATACTCAGCTTTTCCATCCTCGTACTTTAGATTAGATAGGCACATTCTAGCCCAGTTTAAATCGCATTTCAATATTTTGCTGAGTTCCTTTCCTGTTACCTCTTGATTACGCTCGTAGATTTCTTTAATCTTGCGCTTAATTGAGTTTTCGTATTTTATCATTTCAAATTGTTTAACATTTCCAACACTAAACTATAAGCCATATCAGCACCTCTCGCAAATTCTGTTTTTGATTCTTTCGCTATTTTTTTCATTCCTTCAATCGTTTCAATCGTTCGTATTAACTTATCGCGTTCTCGGCTCGGAGGTTTTAAGCTATTAGCTGGCTTTCCTATCTCTTGCACTTGCTCAGGTCGGTATCCTTTTACCGTACCGTTGTTAAACTTTACTAGAACTTGGTTAGTTTTTCTTTCTACTATAGTTCCCTCTTTTCCGTCGTTTGTTCTTACTTTCATGTTATTTAGTTTTACAGAATTTAAGTTTACCCTCTAAGTATTGCACTTCGTAATTATCAGCTTCAATGTTACCCGCGCATTTAAGATACATCACTTGATAAGTGCTTAGTTCCTCTTTTAGCTCGTAGATAGTTTCTTTCTGCTCTTCTACTTGTTCTTTGTACTTTTCTATTTTATGCAGTGCTATACATAATACTGCTACTAATATAAATACTGCTGCTGCTATGCTTGTTTGAATAAATGGTTTCATATTTCTACTATTGTTATTTCTACTCCGTTAATAATATCGCTCTTTTGTCCTTTTCTACCTAGCCTAGTGTAGATAGTTGCTGCTGAGCATCCGCAGACCTTTGCGACTTCTACCGCACTGTTACGGTAAATAGTCTTTGTTTCTGTTTTTAGCTTGTATAACATTATTTGTTGTTTAAGTATTCCTCTATTTCGTCGTCTATTCTCGCAAGGTCGTCTACGCTTAATTGGTCTAGTATATCGTACTCGTCAAATATTAAGTCTGAAACTACATAAACCGCTTTAACGTCCCAGCTCCAAAAAGGAACTAAATAACCTACCTCAGGCTCTGCTTCTAGATGCTCGTAAGTGAACTCTATCTGTAAGCAATCGATTTCTAAAAATTCTGTTTTCATGTTTATTTGTTTTTATATCGTTGCTCCGTTGCATTGATGAAGCAAATATAATACACGAATTTAGTTTGTGCAAGTTTTTTTGCAATTATTTACAAACTTTTTTGTAATTATTTTGTAACTGCTTGAAAACTAACTAAATAAAACTACGTTAAATTGGTATCTGAGAAATAAGAAATTTAACTACTCGCCATAGGTAGCGACGGAAATAAACAAGCGTACCGCCTATAAGCATATAAAGCCACCATTTACAGCTTTTCTGCTGTGCTTTGATAGTGTCTATTGCTTTTTTGTATTCAGTGCGTAAACGGGCTTCTATTTGCTTCGTGTCGGCTTTCTCCTTTATTCTAATTGTGTCGCGTATTAACTTAGTCTCGTATCTGAGCAAAGGTCTATCTTGGTATATAGTCCTAGTCTCGACTTCGTGTAGCGTGTCAACTCGTATTACCTTGTTAGTGATAGTGTCGTGAACTTTAATAAGTCGTATCGTTCTATTTGTTACTGTCTCCTTTTCGGGTTTCCAGCCTTTTTTTACCGCCTTTTTAACGTGCCACGTCGGAGAACATGAAGCAAATAAAACTATTATTAATAAGTATCTCATAGCGGAAATTTATAAGAATCAGCTCCTTTAATTATTTTGTCAATACCGCCCTTTCTGCTTCTGCCTGCGCTTAGTTCTAATATACGACCTCCTACAGTCTTTGCTGGTGCGCCCCTTTCAACGTGCCAGCCTTTACTTCCGTCTCCGTACTCTTCTTTATAAGTTCCTGTTATTGCTAAATGAATATCTTTAAGCTGTATTTCGTAATTCGCTGCGTGTGTAATTAATATCTCAACACTATCGTTTCTACAGCTGTTTTCGTGTATATGCCCCATAGAGAATATATCGAAGCCCTCGTACATTTCTGTAGCTCTAGTTAAGTTAATAGCTCCCTTTGTAACTATTCCTCCTCCGCCTGAGCCGTGAAAGTATTTGTGTTTAAAAGCTGTTTTAGAATTTCCATTAAGTGATAGCTCGTAAATCATCCAGCCACCATAACCGCCTGTATAGATAGAAGTGCCGTAGGTCAAGTTAAACAAGTCTACAAACCGCTGTAATACGTCCGTCTCTTGCCATTTAATTATAGCGGTCTCGTGATTACCATAACCAATAACAGTTAGAATATCTTTATACGGCTCAAACCATTCTACAGCCGTTTGAATAACACTGTCTAAATAGCGGGCGTTGTTATGCTCAGGTAGAATATCCGACTTATTACCTCTCCTGTCTCCTTTACCTTGCATTAAACAAAACATATCACCGTTAATATGTACAGGTATGTTTTCTTTTAAGCAGTAGTCTAAGTGCTTTTTAAGTAGCTCTCTGTCGCATTTAGGGTTATCCCAGTGAATGTCCGATAGTATCGCTATTTTTGCTACGTTTCCTTCTAAACTTAGCTTGTGAATGTTTTTACCTAATCTTTCTACTTTCATAAATTGTTTATTGTTCGCGCTAATACTAACGCTGTTTTGAAACGAAACTCCCAGCTTCTTAATAACCTAACAGCCTCGTCGTTAGTATGAAACTCTAGCTCTAATAATATAGCGGGGCAGTTAGTCCTTTTTATAATCGAAAAGTTTGCTTTTTTGTGTCCTCGGTTGCGTAGCTCGGGGAAAGTCTCGCTCATCTCTTTTACCCAGTTGTCGGCTGCCTTATTGCTTATGTAACCGCTTCCCTCAGAAGTGAACACTTCGTAACCTCTCGCGTTAGTATTGTTAGCAGCGTTCGAGTGTATAGAAACGAGTAAATCTAAATCTTTAGAGTTAGCAATAGTTACCCTAGTCGAAAGCGGCACGTCTTTATAGTCGTAAGGGTCTGTAATAAATACTACTTCGTGTCCGAACTTCTCAAGCACTTGAGCGTACTCAATACCGTACTTTCTGTTATTTACTCCCTCGTAGAACCATTTGCCGTCTACAGGGTGAGGAGAACGTTTTCCAGCTGTTACATAGTTTCCGTTTTCGTCTAGTCCACCATGCCCGCAGTCTATGCCTATTCTCATAGTTTTTTCTTAATATCTGTAATGGCTTCTTTGCCTTTACGAATCAAATGTAGTAATTTTTTAAAATAAAACTCCGCGCCCTTGTCTTTATTTATAGCTCTTATGTTTTCGTCTACGCTTAATAATTCTATGAAAACGAGTAACAAACAAGCTCCCTTAGTCAATACGTGGCTTATTCCGTATATACTGCCGTTTATTATATAAACATCTATAGGGTACATTATAACTATCAATAACTCATAGAAAAGCACTTTAAAAGCTACCCTACTTAGTTTATGACTTGTTATAGTCTGTTTAGTTCTATACGCCTTGTATAAGCCTAGAAACGTGTCTATAACTATTGCTAAAGCTACTACGACCATTAACGGAGCTATCGGGGTTAAAAATACCGCTAAGCTAGTTAGTATGTATCCTATAAAAGTGCTAGTTTTCATTATTCAGTCGGTGGAAAAGGTGAAGGCTTAGGCTCAAAATCTATTAACGGCAAGTCTTTTACCCATGCTACTAATTCATTTTCATTATTGTACATTTCTTCTTGTGAAATCACCCAATTATCGTTTATGTCTTGAATAGGATTGAAATAGCTATCAGGTGCGTATAGTTGCCCTACTAACTCATCTTTTTGTAATTCTGTTAAAAGTCCTACTTGTATCATACTTGTCTGCTTAATGATGTGTTAAATGATTGTACCGCTGTGTAAAAGTCAGTTGCTTCGGTGTCTGTTAAGCCGTCACCAATTGAAGCGAAGGCACATTCTTTTGTTGATGGCAACGCATAAGTGCCATTATTATTATTAGCACCTATAAATATTTTACGTGTTGGTAAAATTGTTGAAACAGTTGTTCCATTTATTACTTTAACCCCTTGCCTCCATCCATCAATATCATTGGATGCTTGTCTATTACCTACATAAAAACCTCTTGAATCTGAATCCGAAGCACTTGTTAAACCATTTTGATTGATTAAAAAATAAGTTGTACCCGATGTTCTAATTTCTAATAAATTATAGTTATTACTTGTATTTACACCAATTTCAATTTCAGTACCATTACTAATTGTTCTTGAATAATAACTTAAATGAGATGAATTTAAACTTAAAGCAGTTGAAGGAGTTAAAAATGTATCAGCATATCCATTAACCCCATTTGGTTGTGCTCCATTTACTGAATGCGTCCACCCTCCATTGAATACTAACCTAAACGCTGCATCTGTATCTTGTGGGTCTTTAAGGTTGAACTTGTGACTTGAAGCCGTACCCCCTACAAATGGGTAAATAGCTTTCATTTTAGTCCAAAGTCCGTAACCTTTTAAGTCAGTTACTAAAGTATTTATTGCGCTCTGTTGCGTAGGGTCTGTTATTGCTGCCGCAGTTAAAAACGCTTGCGCGTCAGGGTCTACTGCTGGCGCTCCTCCTCCAAACCTAAAACTGTTTATTAAATACATATTTCCGTAAGTGTACATCTTATAATACTATTGCTATGCTTCCGCTAGTTAACTGAACTCCTGAGAATACTTGATTTTGTGTAGGTCGAATAATTGCACCCGCCTTAACTGCATTTGCTGGCGTTGTTACATATTCCCCCTTTACGTCAATTCCTCCTATCTTAATAGAAGTAAAAACTGTATCTTCTAAAGTTACAATAGTATCAAAGTCCTGAGTTAGCTCTGTAGCGTCATTTACTACTTTCGTACCTTGTAAACCGCTAATAATCTCTTCTGTCTTAAATTGCATCTTTTTTATATTTATGTTAAAATTCTTTTACCTATCATTACTACCTTAAGACCTTTTCCCGCTGTTGTGCTTCCTACTTGGTCTATATCTATAGTTATTTCTGAATCGTCCTCTAAAGTAGGGGTATCAATAAA